GTGAAATCGTAAGAACTGAAGGCGGTGTTATCGTTGAGATTCTTGAGCCTGAAGTAGAAGAGGAAGCTGGCGAGGAGAAAGAGGAAGAAATGGCTGCCGAGGAAGTTGCTGCATTTGACCCTGAGGCGTTCAAGTTGGACATCATGGATTCTGTAGCTACTCTAATTCAGTCAGAGGTTGCCAAGTTTGCAAAGACTGAGAAGGTAAGCGACATTGAGAAAGCTGTTGGTCTGATTACCGACATCGTTGAAAAAATGGCAGCTACTCCGAAAGAAGAGCCTTCAAAGAAGGTAGCCAATCCATTTAACAAAGGCATCGACTACTCAGAGATGGTTGAGAAGATGCGCGCAATAACCAAGAAATAAACCTATAAACACTTAATAAAATGGCATTTGATGTATCGGGCTTAACAGCCTACATTGAGGAGCAGAACTTTCCGCTCATCACCAAAGCAGTAACCGGAGGTCGTACAGCTTCTTTAATGGAGAAGCAAGTAGGCGTAAAAGGTGCTACCAAAATCAACCTAATGGATGTTGATGTAAACTTCCAAGATGGTAGCGGTTGTGCTTTCAACGCTTCGGGAGACATCACTTTCACTCAGCGTGAGATTGACCCAGCGAAATTGAAATTGAACATGGAGTTCTGCCCAAAGACTTTGGAGGGGTACTACCTACGTTCACAGCTTCCAAGTGGGGCGCATTACGAGTCTATTCCTTTTGAGGAGCAGTTCGGTGCTTACTTGGTTGAGAAAATTCAGTCGGAGTTGGAAGTAATGATATGGCAGTCTGATTCAACATTGGTATCAGGTAACCTTCAGTTCTTTGATGGTCTTATTGACGTTATCGGAGCTGGCTCTTACATTGATGCTAACACAGCTTCATTCGGTTCGGGAACTCCACTTGCTACTGCTTTGACTGCTAACAATATGATTGAGGCGGTGCAAAGAGTTTACGAGGCTGCGGCTGCGGCTATCGTTGACAAGGCAGACGCTAAGATATTCGTTGGTTACGATGCTTTCCGTTCGTTAGCTGTTGGTCTTCAAAGCGGTCTTGGAATTGTTACTTCAGGTGGTGGTCAACTTCAGAACGCTAACAGTTCATTCGCTGACCTTACTATGGTTCTTCCCGGTACTAACATCGAAGTGATTGCAGTTAACGGTCTAACGGGCACTAACGATGTTTACTGCATGAGAACAAGCAATATGTTCTTGGGCGTTGACCTTGAGGAGGATGCTTCAAGAATCGAGGCTTGGTACTCTAAGGACGACAGAAAATACAAGGTGGCTGTTGACTTGACACTTGGTGTTCAGGTTGCATACCCTGACCAAATTTCTGCTATAATTCTTTAATCTAATCGGGGAGGGCTTCAGCTCTCCCCTTCACTCTAAAAACTAAAAACATGGCATATACTGGATGCGCACTAACTACGGGTTTCGACCTTGATTGCCGCGATGCCGTAGGCGGAGTGAAGAGCGTTAGATTTGCGAACCTTGACGATTATATTGCTTTGACTCCTGTTGTATCTGCTGGAGCGGTTACTTCAATTACGGGAACACCTACCTTTTATAAGTACGAGCAGTTGAAAGAAACTTCCTCTTTGACCGAAACCATTAACGGTAACAGTCAGAATGGTACGGTTTACTTCACGCCTGAGGTGGTTGTAGTGCTTTCAAAATTGGATGTTGACAAGCGCAACGAAATCAAGGTATTGGCTCAACAGCGTTTGGTGGCTATCGTAGAAACTAACGATGGTTCATATTGGGTCGTTGGTTACCAAAACGGTCTTGAGTTGAACGCTGGAACATCGGCAACGGGTACGGCTTTCGCTGACCTTTCGGGATATTCTTTGACGTTTAGCGGAATGGAAGCGGAGCAAATGCTTTCAATTGATGCCGCAGACGTAACTGCGATTACAAACTAATTCGTATCTTCACACTTTCTCTTTTTCATTGTTCTGTTGAAAATGCCCTGACTTCGGTTGGGGCGTTTTTGTTTGGCACAATTTTACCTTTTTGCTATTTAAAGAAAAACAAGCATGGCATCGACCGTAACACCAGCAACCGCAACGGTTCAAATAGTTGAAAGTCTAACACTCGGAGGAGTTGACAGAGGCGGCACTCATACGCGCACGATTAACAATATCGCAGAAGCTGACCGTAGAGTTATGACCGTTGACTCGGCTAATGAGATAGATTTGATTGAGCTTAATTCAAACAACGGACAAGGCAAGTTCGTACGTTCATCTGTTAAGTACATCCGTATAACCAACTTGGATAACACCAACTTCATTCGTGTAAGATTCAAAAAGAGCGGAGCAGAAACGGCAGACGTAAAGGTTGATGCTGGCGCCACCTTTATGCTATCGACTGGCTCAATGGATGCAGACACAGGTGCTGGAGCATTCAGTGCATTTGTGGACATTGACAACATCAGCGCACAAGCTGACACGGCAGACGTAGACATCGAATACGTTGTTTTAGCGGTTTGATAAACATCGAACGAAATAGCGCAAACGATGTGGCGTTAACCTTGACTGAAAAGGGAACGGCTGCTTACTACCTGTTCAAGTTCCAATCGGACAACACGGAGGCGGTAAAGTACTGCATTGCTACGGATTCAAGTCTTTACCCTGACCGCTTTAATAAGTTCACCATCACAGAACAGACAAGCCCGAACAACTTGAACGCAGAGGTAGAACTTCCAACAGAGGGACAATGGCGATACTTCGTTTACGCTAACTCTTCAGCTACCAATTTAGACCCGACTGGATTGACCGAATTAGAATCGGGAATCGTCAAAGTAACGGGAACAACAACACCAGTAACCACCTACTCAGGCGGCAACTCAAATTACGTAGTATATGGCTCTTAAAATCTTAAACTTCGGAGCGCATAAAGTACCGACCTTCAAGGAGGCGAGGGGTAAGGATTGGGTTCTATTCGGAGACGAAGGCGAATATAAAAACAGATACCCTGAGTACCTTCTGAACCTTTACCGTAGAAGCGCCAAGCATCACGCTATTATCAACTCCAAGAAAGATTACGTAGTCGGTCAGGGCTGGTCAGTAGATGCGGAAGGATTGGACACTATGGGGCTTGCAAGGCTTCAGCAGTTCATCAACGAGCCGAACCAATACGAGAGTCTTAACGACATCCTTGAGAAGGTTGCACTTGACTACGAGCTTTACAACGGCTTCGCTTTAGAAATCGTTTACAACCAACTGAACGACAAGATAGCGGCTATTTACCATGCTGATTTTGCCCGTTATCGTTCAAATGAGGACGGTACGAAGTACTACTATTCAGAGGATTGGAAGAAGCACAACCCAGTAGTCGAAGAAATAGACGCTTTCAATTGGAAAGAGCCAAGCGGTAAACAACTACTTTACGTCAAAGGGTACTCACCCGACTGCAAATACTACCCACTACCGACCTATTTAGGGTCAACTGGTTACATTGAGTTAGACGTAGAAATAGCCAATTTCCACCTCAACGCTGTCAAGAATAACTTTGTCGGAGGAACAATTGTGTCTTTCTACAACGGTGAGCCGACCCTTGAGGAGCAAGAGGAAATCGAGCGGCAGATTAAGGACAAGTTCACAGGCACGGACAACGCTAATTCTATCGTTCTGAACTTTGCCGATTCACGCGACAGAGGAGTAGAAATCCAACAGCTTAACGGTAACGACTTTGATAAGCGTTTCGACATCTTAAACAAGACCGTTCAAAGAGAAATCTACGCTGGTCATCAAGTAACCGACCCAGCTCTATTTGGTATCAAGGAGGATGGAATCTTCACGAGCAGAAACCAATTGGTAGACAGCTTTGAGTTATTCCAAAACACCTACGTAAACAACCGACAGCAGTTCATCGAAAGGGTGTTTAACGAGCTGGCAGCATTGCAAGGACTTTCGAACAGGTTGTTTATTCAAGACACCGAGCCAATTTCTGTACAATTCTCAGAGTCTACCGTTACATCAGTAATGACAGAGGCGGAAATACGTGAGAAAGTAGGGCTGCAAGTTGTACAAACTGAGGAAGATTCTACGGTTGACAGTAAAACGAAAGACGCTCAGGCTGCACTTAAAGGCTCTGTCGGTGGTGTTAGCGGTATCATTACGTTACTTCAGAACGTCAAAGAAGGTCTTATTGCTGAAAACTCGGCTATCGCTGTATTGGTTGAGTTGTACGGATTCACACCTGAGACTGCAAGGGCTACGGTTACGGGTGAGGTCATTCCTGAGAACGTGGCGACAGAGATGCGTTCTGTATTTGAGAAGCAAGACGAGGATGCCATCCTTGTGGAGTACTTCAAGAACTGCGGGTCTACTGACTACGAACCAGTAGGAAATGGCAAGGCGTTAAACTTTGAATCTGAAACCTCCGCAAGATTACACGAGGAACTCAATAGAAAGTATTGGTTTGCAGAGATTGACCCTTTAGATACGGCTATCCTGAACATCCTTAAAGAAAACCCAGCTACTCCATTCTTGGCAATAGCCGAGCAGCTACAACTATCAATTGAAAGGGTAATGGCTGGGCTTCAAAGATTGAACGAAGCTAACGCTATCAAGATAGCAATAGACGAGGTGCTTGATTCTACGCAAAGAGCCGTAGAAGTAACCAAAGAGGGCGAACGGTTGCTTGAAGAAATACCACCAGTAGAGGAGGAGTTCGTTATCCGTTACGTTTACTCTAAACGACCAGAGGCAAGCGGTGCGGCTATCATTGACACTACTCGACCATTCTGCCGTGAGTTGGTTCAAGAAACACAAGCTGGCAAGAGCTGGAAACTTACAGAGATTCAGGACATCGGAGTTTCCAATAATAGAAACGTATGGATGCGAGGGGGTGGTTTTTGGGGCAAGTCGTACCATTGCCGCCACTATTGGGAGCAGAAACTTATGAGAATTAAGAAGAATGGCTAACGTACTATTCATATCAGAGACGTTTCTCAAAGACAACACTTTGCTCCATGAGAATATCGACTTCAAGTACTTGCGACCTGTGGTGTTGATGTGTCAGGATATCCATATCCAGCACAAAATCGGGACTACCCTTTACAATGAGTTGAAGACGCAGATAACCAACTCAACTTTGACGGCTGCGAATCTTACACTTTTGGAGGATTACATACAGCCTTCTTTACTTTATTGGGTGCAAGCAGAAGCACCGACAGCGATAAGCTACAAGTTCTTAAATAAGGGGCTACATCAGCAGAGTTCTGAGAACAGTTCAAACGCTTCTTTGGATGAAATCAACTTCATTTCAAAGCGTTACAAGGACAAAGCGGAATGGTACACCGAAAGGCTCGTTACTTTCTTACTGGAAAACGAATCTGACTACCCAGCTTACGCTAACCCTGACGATGGTCTTGACACTATCCAGCCTGACACGAGAACCTACACGACAGGAATGTTTCTCGGACGTAGACCGAAGTTTATTTCATTGGAGGATAAATATGAGTACAAACGCAAGTAAGAGAAATCAAGCGAAGCTAAAAGCATATGTACACGCTCAACGAAATACTAACCATAATCGAAACTCAGGCGAACGCTCACCTTCAGGTGAAGCAGTACGGTCAGGGGGACGTTTGGGAGATAAACCCAAAGGAGCTTGACTATTTAGTTCTGTGGGCGATTGAAGAGAGCGTTGTATTATCGGAAAGGACATTGACCTACAACATCCGACTTTTAGCGATGGACAGAGTTCTTCCGGGCGAAGAGAACGAACAGGAAGTAATGAGCGACACCATACAAGTTCTACTGGATTTCGTGGCTTACTTTCGGCAACTACATACGACTGATTTAAGCATACAGACGAGCGTAACGCTTGAGCCTTTTACCGAGCGATTTGATGACAAAGTAAGCGGACATTCTTGCGTTCTTTCAATAACACAACCATACGACTATAACAAGTGTCAAATACCAAACTAAAATGACAGAATCTCAAAAACTAATTGGAACACGCGGCTGTAAACTACTGACAGGAACGGGAGCGTTGACGAGTTTAAAAGGCTACGCAATCATAGCGCAAGAAGATACCGTGTTTACTACATTTGAAGTAGATGGCGTTGATGCCCTTGCTACCTTCGGCTTAACGGGCGCAACGGTAAAAGCTGGAGCGTACATCGTAGTTCCTTCAGGCGATGCTATCACAGCCATCACCATGTCAAGCGGAAGCGTTATAATTTACAACCAATAAGCTATGCCATCAATTTTAACACGACCATCGGGCGGTGGAGCTGGAGGCGGTGCATCCGTTGCTGTTGTATTGGATGACGATACGCCAAAGTTAGGGCAGTCAGTTACAATTACAGCAACTGCAACAGGTATAACGCCAACATCTTACACGTTCTATCTGCCACAACAGGACGGAAGTTTTGAAACGGTAACGCAAGCTGGTAACACTTATGCTTGGGATGTTTCTAAATATGATGCGTTCACGGTTACGGTAACAGCTACTGACGGAAGTTCTGAAGGGTCAGGAAGTGCTACAGGAACAACTACGGGTGATGTTGATGCAGATGCATTTATAGCTGCTCACA